TAGTTCCATCTTCACCGTATCTTGAATTCGACACAATCGGATCATCAACATTCCGGTGCAAGATCAACTTCACAATATCTTGCTGCGTTACTTACTCAAGCAATCCAGCATCGCTCGACAATATCGAGCAACTAATCGAAAGCGTTGTCCTAGCCATTCCATCAGGTTATGAAGTGAGCGATGTGCAACGACCAACAGTCACACAAGTAGGCGCGAGCAATCTGCTAGTAGCCGATATAGGCGTTAGTACCCACTACACGCGAACAGTCTAAGGAGACAAAATGGCAACAACAGTCATCACAGGTCGCGACCTCTCGCTTACAATCGATAGCAAGAACTACGGCGATCAATGCACATCAGCGACTCTCAAGGTCGATCTAGAACGCAATGCTTACGAGACAATCGATGGCAAAGTGTTCTACGCACTTGATACAACTGCAACCCTTTCAATCACGATGCTTGCTGACTGGGGAGCATCCGTTGGCGCAGCTGTTTCACTTTGTGAAGCACTATGGACAGCAGCTTCAAGCGCACCAAACACAGCACTCACATATTCATTCACAGCAGCTACAGGCGCAGTATTTACTGGTTCTGTATATCCTTCATTCCCAGATGCTTCTGGAACTGGCAAGGATGCCCAGACAGTAACATTCGTTCTACAGGGAACAGCAAAGCCAACACTAACAATCTCATAATCTAATCAACGGGAGCAAAGATGAAAAAAGAGATCACAATTTCATATCAGTCGGGGGATACGGCAACTTATGTTGCCTATCCACCTGATTTCGCTAAATGGGAAATGGCAACTAAGAAGGACATATCTCAGTTCAACGGAATGTGGGACATCCTATTCGTGGCACACAGCGCGATGAAGCGAGAAGCAGCAGGACAACCTGTAAAGCCTCTTGAAGCATGGATGGAAAGCATTGTAGATATTGAGGTAGGAACTGATAGCCCAAAAGCCATAGCCGAGGAAGTATCAGCAGACTCCTAGTCGAGTTGGCTATCGCTACTCATATTCCAATATCGGAATGGCAGTCAGCGGAAGATATTTTGACGGCAATAGAAATATTAGAGGAGCGTAATGAATCAGGCAGAGGTTGAAGCTTACAATCGGAAAGAAATCCGAGAAGTAATCAAAGCCTTTAAAGCCATGGATGATGTCGCAGTCGAAGAAGCCAAAAAGGTTTCAGGCGCTTTGGCAGACTACGCCTTAGGCAAGATTCAACAAGCTGCTGGAACTCGAACCGTAGCCACGAAGGTGGCAGTTCGTATCGCTCAAGGCGGTAAGGTTTCAAAGAGTTCTAAAGTCGGTGAGATCAGTTTGGGATTTGCTTCTCAGAAGTTTTCAGGTGGAGCAGATACTAAGCGCCTTTGGGCTGGCATGGAATTCGGATCGAATCGCTATAAGCAATTTCCGGCAAGAACTCCACGCTACCGTCAAGGCAATTATGGCTATTTCATCTACCCGACTTTGAAGGCTGCACAGCCTCACATAATTAGCGAATGGCAAGATGCCTTCTCAAAGATACTTAAGGAGTTCTAATGGCTGGAGATAGCAGAACCCTGAAACTAGCGATCCTTGGTGAAGTCAAAGACCTAAGCGCAAGCCTTACTAAAGGCTCTGATGAAGTAAATTCATTCGGAGATAAGATCACCAAATTTGGCAAGATCGCTGGCGCTGCATTTCTAGCCGCTGGCGTAGCTGCTGCTGCCTATGCTGGCAAGTTAGCCATCGATGGCGTTAAGGCTGCAATCGAAGATGAAGCGGCTCAATTACGACTAGCCACATCTTTGAAGAATGTAACTGGGGCAACCGATGACCAAGTTAAAGCCACAGAAGCGTATGTAACCAAGGCTCAGTTAGCCTATGGAATCAACGACAATGATCTTCGTCCATCACTCGATCGCTTGGTCAGAAGTACCAAAGATGTAGAAGAAGCACAGAAGTTACAAACTCTAGCAATCAATATCGCTGCCGGTACTGGTAAATCACTCCAGGCAGTCTCAGAAGCTTTGGCCAAAGCCCACGATGGAAACTTCACAGCTCTTAAGAAGCTTGGCGGGGGTATCGATGAGAACATCATCAAGACCAAAGACTTCGATGCTGCAACTGCTTCGCTGGCCAATACCTTTGATGGTCAGGCTTCTAAGCAAGCCGAGACTTTCGACGGCAAGATGCGCAGACTCAAAGAAGCAATCGGAGAAGGCAAAGAATCTATCGGTGGCTTCATCCTCGATGCAGTTACTCCGTTGGTTTCAACTATTGTCGATAAGGTAGTCCCAGCCGTTCAGAAGTTCATTGACGGTATCGGCGGCAAAGAAGGTATTGGCAACACAATCAAAACTTTCATTTCAGTAGCTAAATCAATTTTCATTCCAATCTTTGAAGGACTCAAATCGGCTTTTGACAATATCAAATCAGCCGTAGATGACAATAAGGAAACTTTTAAGGCTCTATTTGATTTCTTGGCTAAGTACGTTGCTCCATTCATGGGTCAGGTATTTAAGGTAGCCATCGAAGGAATCGGCATTGCCCTCAAGGTAGTTGTCAATATCGTGGCAGACCTCATCGATGGATTCAGAACCATCATCAGCCTTGGTTCAAAGATAGGCGGTTTCATTGGTGGCATATTTGGTGGCGGTAGAGCCTCAGGTGGCTCTGTAACGGGCGGAACAACCTACTTGGTAGGAGAGAAAGGTCCAGAGCTCTTTACCCCATCAGGAAGCGGCACAATCATTCCTAATGGCATTATGGGTGGCGGCTCAAACGTCATCAACATTACGGTCAATGGTGCAATCGATCCAATTTCCACAGCTCGTCAAATCACTCAAATTCTTAACCGTGAGGCAACCCTTTCAGGCACTTTCAATAAGGTCGGTGCTTCGCTCTTGGTGGGCGCATGACTTGGAAGCCACAACCAACAATCTCTATCAATGGGACAGATCGTAAATCCATAACCCTGAACGATGTTCAGATTTCTTATGGGCGCAATTCAGTTTGGGAACAGGCTCGTTCCGGTTATGCTCGAATTGGAATCTTAAATACTGCCGGAACTGATTATGGGTTCAATATGAATCAAACGGTTTCCATCAAGGTGAAGGACTCTGCTGGAACTGATGTGACGGTGTTCACAGGCAAAATCACTAGCGTGGACAATAATTTGACTGGCTCAGGCACTATTGGCACAAACGCCGTTCAGACCATCACAGCCGTTGGTCCATTTTCTCAAATGTCTCGCAAGATTATCGGCGGTTCATCTTGGGCTAAGGAGTACGACACAGATCGCATGACCCGCATTTTCACAGATGCCGGACAGACCATTGATACCGTTGATTCACCTTCAATTTATGAATTCGCAATCCGTTCAGCCCAGTTAGCGGATTCTTACTCTTTGGCAGCTTCTTTTGCTCAACAGGCTTTCGGGTATATCTACGAGACAGCTGATGGCAAAGTTGGATTTGCCAATGAGTCCCGCCGCACTAACGATGCCAAGACTAACGGATACACAGTCATCCCAAACAACTATATTCTTTGGAACAACGTCTCAAGCCAAAAGACCTTGGCAGACATTCTCAATAACCTCACTTTGACTTACAATGCTGGTTCAGTCACGGCAACAGATTCGACAAGCATTACCGATTATGGACAGGTTGATGGATCGATTTCTACAACCCTACACAATTCAACCGATGCTCAAACTCAGGCAAATCGCTATGTGACCCTGCGAGCCTACCCACGCACTTCTCTCAGTTCTTTCACCATTCCAATCGATTCTGCCAATGTCTCTGATGCTAACCGAGATAAATTCATTTCAATGACTATGGGTAAGCCAATCCAAATCACCACACTCCCCATTGCTTTGAAGAATACGACCTACCGAGGATTCGTTGAAGGCTACAGCTTCTCCATCAATCAATATCAGATGGTGATGACTCTTAATACAACAGACTATACATACAGCTTTACCCCAACCCGTTGGCAAGATGTCTCAGGGACTCTTACATGGAATGGGGTTGGTTCTACGGTACAATGGACTACTTACGATGACTAGGGGCAATAGTGGCAACAACTACTAACTATGGCTGGACAACGCCAGACAACACAGGCTATGTCAAGGACGGCGCGCTCGCTATCCGTACCCTTGGCAACGCTATTGATTCAACCCTTTATGGCATTCCCAAAGGTGGACAAGTCATTCAGACGGTTACTTCGACTCAAACAAGCACAACTTCCACAACTTTGGCAGATGCGACCAATATGACTGCCACCATTACGCCAACAAAATCAACTAGCAAAGTATTGGTAACTATCAACTTCGCTTATTACATCGATGGAAGAATTGATGCCACATTCTACCCAACTGGCAAATTTGCTATTTTTAAAGGCACAAGCAATCTCTATCAATTAACTAACATTGGACATGACGGCATTATGAGTTCAGGAGCGTTTAGCTCTTACGAACAAGTCGGAAATGTAACTTTGATGTATTTGGACTCACCAGCAACAACATCAGCAACAACCTATAAGCTGCAATTTG